CCAAGGACGTGGCGGTTTGGCTAGGTGTATCTGAATCCGCCATATACAAGTGGGTTGGAGACGGTGATTTTCCCAAACCATACAAGTTAGGCAACGCTGACGCTCAACGCGCTGCTAGTCGGTGGGACCGTGACGAGATTGAGTCATGGTTGGAGAAGCGTCGTGATACCTAACTCGACTTTAATCCTTGGCCCACCAGGGTGCGGTAAGACTTACACTTTGATAGAGAAGGTGGAAGAGAGACTGCAAGAAGGAGTGCATCCTTCACGTATTGGTGTGGTATCATTTACTACCAAGGCTATCGGTGAGTTTGTTAATCGAGCATGTGCTAAGTTTAACCTGACAAAGAATGACTTTCCACATTTCAGGACTCTCCACGCCACAGGATATCATGGACTGGGCTTGAAGAGTACTGATGTCATGGGCCGAGAGGATTTTAAAACTCTTGGTCGCATGTTGGGGGTGGCGTTTGATGGAGCGGATGCCACCTCCATTGACGATGGTGTATCTATCCCTGCGATTGGGGGATCAGGAGCCAAGTATCTACAGCTAGTGATGCGTTCTGTGATGCGTGAATCCACGCTAGACTTTGAGTACAACTACGAGGAAGATTACAGTCTTCATTATTCCAAGCTTGTGCAGGTCCAGAGGCAGTTAACAGAGTACAAATCGAAGAACACTAAGGTAGATTTTACAGACATGATCTACCAGTACATTGAGATTGGTGAGCCGCCTAGCTTAGACTTGTTGATTGTGGATGAGGCACAAGACTTGACCCCATTGCAATGGACTATGGTAGAAAAAATGGCAGAGTCAGCGGAGCAGGTATTGATAGCCGGGGATGACGATCAAGCTATACACCGTTGGACTTCTGTAGACGTGCGTAGGTTTATTAACTCCTCTGACAATGTGGAAGTCCTCAACCAGTCTTACCGCTTACCACGTAGCGTCTGGGAGCTTGCCATGGGTATCTCTCGCAGAATACCAAACAGATTAGACAAGGAGTTCTTTCCTCGTGAGGAGGAGGGTCGGGTTTCAGTGGTCGGAAATCTAAGTAGTCTTCCTTTGCACGAAGGGTCTTGGACTATCATGGCGCGGACCAATAGTTTTGTGAAGGACATAGCTGAGAGATTAGAGAAGGAGAAGTATTATTTCTCACGCAAGGGCAAAAGTTCTGTAGACCAGAAGAAACTGGAGGCTATGGGAACTTGGGAAGAACTGAGTGCAGGAGAGGCCATAGGAATTAGCAGAGTTAAGAGCCTTTACGAGACGGTGCCAAAGATGGGCAAAGATGCGGTAGTCAGGAGAGGATCTACAAAACTCTTGGATGCTGCGGAGCCAGAAGAACTGCTTACTTATGAGGTCTTGGCTAGGAGTTATGGGATGTTGGCACCCAAAGACACTGAGCCAATGGATATCGTGCGCCTGTCAGAGGCAGAGAAGATTTACATACGAGCCATCGAGCGTCGGGGAGAGAGCATCTATAAACCACCGCGGATTAAACTGTCTACAATACACGCAATGAAGGGAGGGGAAGATGACAACGTAGCAGTATACTTGGGGTCCACCAGAAACTGCGTTGAGGGCAAGCATCCAGAGGATGAACACAGAGTATTCTATGTGGCAGTAACGAGGGCAAAGCAGAACCTTTACCTAATAGAATCCAACAAAACATACAGGTACATGATATGAAAAGAGATAAGGTTTTATCTACCGCTGAAGAGTACATCAACGGTCCCAGAGCCAAGGAGTATGGTGATGCATACGATAATTTCATGCGTATTGCAGACGGATGGAACATCATAGTCAAAGAAGCTCATAGCACTACGGGTTACCTTACACCGCAGCATGTGGCGTTGATGATGGATTGGTTGAAGACAGCCCGATTGCTAAATGATCTGAGCAGTACGGATTCTTGGATAGACAAGTGCGGCTACTCTGCACTAGGATCAGAGTTTTCAGACAGAGAATCTGAGATTCAAAAAAGATTAGACTTGTTTGTAGGGAAGTTAGATGAGCGAACAGAATAAAATATTTGAAAAAGACTACATCATCGCTCAACAAATGGATCAAGGAAAGGAACTGATGTGGAACATCCCGTCTCAGTTCCCTGATCTAACCGGGTACAAGCAGATTGCGATTGACCTTGAGACGTGTGACCCGAACCTAACAACTCTAGGGCCAGGGTGGGCACGTAAGGACGGTTACATTGTGGGCATCGCAGTAGCCGCAGGAGACTGGGAAGGGTATTTTCCTATACGACATGCCAACGGGCACAACATGGACGCTAGGATCACTCTCAAGTGGCTACAGAGGCAAATGGCTACGCCTCACATAGACAAGATCATGCATAATGCTACCTATGATCTGGGTTGGCTACGTGCAGAAGGCATTAAAGTAGATGGTCGGATTATAGATACCATGATTACTGGTGCGGTGGTGGACGAGAACCGTTTATCCTACAGCCTAAATAATCTGGGACGTGATTACCTAGACGAGCGCAAGAACGAGAAGCTTCTTCGTGCCGCAGCGGCTGAGTTCGGATACGATCCCAAGGCTGAGATGTACAAGTTGCCGCCAGAGTTTGTTGGTCGTTACGCGGAGCAGGATGCAGGTATGACGTTGCGTCTGTGGGACAGATTAAAGATAGAACTTCAGCAGCAGGATCTCTGGAGTGTCTGGAACTTGGAGACTAGCCTGATACCTATGATGTGCGACATGCGTCAGTTGGGTGTGAGGGTTGACCTTGATAAAGCAGAGTTAGCCAAGAAACAACTCAAGTCTAAAATCAAAGAAATAAAGAATGAGATCAAGAGACAGTCTGGTGTAGCCATCGAGCCATGGGCCGCGGCCTCAGTGGCTGAAGTCTTTGACGAGCTAGGTCTTGTTTACCCTACGACTAACGACGAGCAGGGTGACCTTCTTAGAAAGTCAGGCACCCCATCCTTTACCAAGCAGTGGCTTAACTCTAACGAGCATCCAATAGCACAGATGATTGTGAAGTTGCGTGAGTTTGACAAGGCAGATAGTACGTTCATTGATACGATTCTCAAACACTCTCACAAGGGTAGGATTCATTGCGAGTTCCATCAGCTGCGGAACGATGGTGGGGGCACTGTCACGGGTAGATTCTCAAGTTCAAACC